CTATCTTTGATGCAGCGAAGTGCTATCAAGTGCAGGCTGAGTGGACACTATGTGGACAGGTTCTGCAATAGGATTCAACACAGCAGCTTCCTCAAGATGATTGGGTGCGAAGTGCGCATATTTCATAGTTTCGCGAATATTCGCATGACCTAAAATTTTTTGAAGCACAAGAATATTCCCACCGTTCATCATAAAGTGTGCGGCGAAAGTATGACGCATAACGTGGGTCTTTTGCCCTTCGGAAAGTTCAATATCAGTAAGGGCCAGCATCTTTTTGAATTCCTGATAACAGGGTTTGAACATCTTCCCCTGACGTGTGGCCAGTTCTTCATAAAGCCATTTGGGGATCGGCACCGTTCGATTTTTCTTACCTTTCGTTTTGGTAAAGGTAAGTTTGTGGGGAGACAACTGTGAACGGGTGAGCCTTTCTGCCTCGCTCCATCTTGCACCGGTAGCCAGGCAAACTTTAACAATGGTTGTAAGGTTCTCTTTGCCATACTGAGCGCAAGCGAAAAAAAGTTTCTGAATTTGTTCATGAGTAAGCCAAGACATTTCTTTTTCGGCTTCTTTGAAAACGCGCACGCCTTCTAAAGGGTTAGGAAGGCTCCATTCACCTAAGCGCTTTAACTCACTAAAAACGGCGGCTAAATACTGATGCTCACGATTAACTGTAACTGGCTTTGCTACCCAGTCAGCCGGGTTTTTATGGTACCCATTATCAATTTCGCCACGCAGCCGCCGATCACGATAATGCGCCCAATCTTTTGCGGAAAGATGAGAAGCTATGGGATCCCCTAAGCCGTTACATACGATATTTAACTTTGCGAGCCGGGACTTGCCCGCTGATAAAGCCTGGCCGTGAAGGTTATGCCAAAGCTCTATTAACTCGCTTAAGCGCCTGCGATCTTCTTTCTCACCCATCCAAGGCTTATTCTGAGCCTCATCGCGATAATATTGCTCGTATGAGACAGCCTCGCCTTTTGTGGTGAATTTTTTTCTAATACGGCGGCTGTCTTTTCCATCCACACGGAAATCGGCAAGCCATTCTCCTGAGGGAAGTTTCTTTGCTGTCATATCACGTTATCTCTAAAATAATTAAAAATCGTCAGGGATATTTCTTCATTTTTTCCCTGAAAAAATCATGCGCATTAATTCCTTCGGCGTACCCGTATTCATCACAAGCCTTAGCATCAATTCCAAATATATATCCTTGCATTTGCCAATGATTAAGAATCCTGATACTTTTCAATGTATCTTCCGGCCATTTAGAATCTTCATTAAATCGCGAGGAGCAAACGCTTTCAGCCGCAGTTAGGGCCATAATGTCGCTTACATCTTCATCTTGATAAGTGACGGTTAAAATCTTATCATCCAGCTTTATTTTTTCTATCCTTAGACCTGACAAAGCATCAAGGATAGGCTGTGGTATTTGCTTTGAAAAAGATGAATATGAAGCAAGCAATAAAAAGCTTAAAAATAGAGCTTTAGATATATTTATAGTCATCAAATCACCTATTAAACATTTCTTTCGATCGAAAATATAACCTGCCCTATGCATACTACTTCATTGGCATCGCATACGAAGCTTGCACCAGAGTTAATTAATTGGACTTGAATTTTATTTGAGGGTATTCGGGTTACATCGTATACATCATGAATGCCATCAATACTGAGAACCCAGCGGCCATTAGATACATCGTGCTTATCTTTATCAATTATCCAAGCATAATTCTGACTTTTGACATAGATGGGCTTACTCGTTTGCTCAGGGATGAAATCATTGTCTGCAAGCCACACCCCATTTTCCTCTAATTTACCAGAGGACAAATTGAAGTAAGGGATCGCAATGGTAGAGTCAGTAGTTTTGACTGCTTCAAACTTATCGCCTTTACCAGTCGCCAGCCATCTTAACGAAACGCCGGTATCTAACGCACAAGCAACCACTACGTCGCCAGGGAAATAGTCACGCCTAATCCAGGTGCTTATAGTGCCTGATGAAAGGTCGTGCATGTCACCCAGTTGCTTTTGCATAGTGAAACCGTAGGCATCCAGCATGCGCTGTAACACCGCTTTTCCACCTTCTAGTTCCTCTAGTCTCATCTCATTTTTTCCATTCAATCGCAAAAATCCAAGTTGACACCTCATATATTTGAGGTTAGATTTTGCTTGCAGCTCAAAAATGCACGCCAATGCACCAAAACAACACTTAACCGGAGATACTCTCTTATGACTCCACAAATTGCAATCCCGTCTGGCCCTGATCTGATGACCTATGAAGAGTTTGCTGTGGCCTATGGTTACAGCGTTCGCACCGTCAAACAGATGGTTGCAGATGGTGATCTGCTAATTATGCCCCGCAAAAAAGATGGTGGCGCAGCACGTATTAATATGGTGGCTTTTCGTGGTCGCTTGTTACAACAGGCGCTTAACTGCCGTTACGTTGCCGCTTAAGCAACTTGATTATGCAAGTTGAAAAGGACTTACAACATGTTAGATTTTCGCGTTTCGTCACATGCTCATTTTGATGAGGCTTGCCGTAAGTTTTCGGCTACTCACAGCGTTAAAGAACTGGCAGAAAAAGCAGGGATTAAACCCCACACGCTTTATAACAAGCTCAACCCGGAACAGCCGCACCAGTTAACACCGCGTGAAATTTGGGTGTTGACCGATCTGACGGAAGACTCAACCCTGGTTGATGGTTTTCTGGCACAAATTCATTGCCTGCCGTGCGTACCGGTTAACGAGCTGGCACCCGAGAAAATGCAGACCTATATCATGCGTGCAATGGGTGAGCTTGGTGTACTGGCTACCGGTGCAATATCAGCGGAACGCCTGACGCCCGCCCGCAAGCGCGGAATGATTGAGTGCGTTAATTCTGGTATCCGCATGCTGACTTTAACAGCGATCGCAATGCAGGCTCGCGTCCAGGGTAATCCGGCAATGGCAAGCGTGGTCGATTCTGTAAGCGGCATTGGTGCGTCATTCGGGGTGATGTGAGATGAGCATGAATAGCGGCCCGTCATTCGCGTCATTGCTGGTACGTCAAAGCCCGTCCATGCATTACGGCCACGGGTGGATTGCAGGAGAAGACGGGAAACGCTGGCATCCAAGCCGCGATCAGTCGGCATTATTAAATGAGCTGCACGCTGTGCGCGCCACGTCTTTTGTTTACCGGGTGAAAACTTTTTTGAGGTCGATATGATTAATAACATGTCTGCGCCAATTAATGCCGGTGCAGTGCCATTTAATAATGCTGGTTGCAACCAGCCCGCGAAAATGTCTGGTGAGGAATGTTTCGCACGGTTTCATCAAAAATTAAAAGCCACGCAAAACGGCGCGCTGCGTAATTTCAATAAGCTAAGTGATGACTTTAAATTTGTTGTCATGACGCTGGCAAACCGTGAGCAACCAGGCGCTTTTAAAAGTGATGAAGTTGGAAAGCCGTTTGAATACTTCGATCAGCCTCGCCGTGTAATGTTGATTAAAGCTATGAATGAGATAGCACGCTGGGGGGAAATATTACCCCGTCGTTTCTCGCTTCATGAAAGCGTAATACCTGAGTAAATAACCCAAACGTAATTAATGGCGTAAACCCGCCGGGCATTCTTTTGCCCTAAATCTGGAGTAATAAAAATGAAGTTGCGAAATATTGAAAAACGTGAGACTCAAATCGGCGCGGATGATGCCGGGTTAAATAGTTTGTTGACGGCGGCGCGCATGGAAGAACGTCGGGGGCGTGCTGATGTGATGGCCGCGCGTCTTGAAAAGCTGGCCGTGTTTATTACCCAGGGCGGTTTAAACGGTACTGAGGCCGCAGAGCTGCTGCGCGTGGAAGCGGTCATCATCGTTAACGAAGCGCAGGAGATCCACTAATGGCTGACTCTATCGATCTGGCTCAACAGCGCGAGCACGACGAGCGCGAGCGCCACATTAACGCCGCCCGCGCCAAAATGCCGGGAGTGTCCCGTGTGCTTTGTGCTGTCTGCGATGCACCAATCCCGCCAGCCCGCCGCCGTGCCCTTCCGGGCGTGCAGTGCTGCGTCACCTGTCAGGAAGTCGCAGAGCTGAAAGGTAAGCATTATAACGGTGGTGCAGTATGACCACCAAAACCCCCTTGAAATGGGTGGGCAGTAAAGCCCGCCTCATGCCCCGTTTGCTTCCTCATCTGCCAAAAGGTAAGCGCCTTGTCGAACCGTTCGCCGGTTCTTGCGCCGTCATGATGAATACGGATTATGACGAATACCTGATCGCTGATGTAAATCCTGATTTGATAGCGTTTTATAAGGCTATCGCTAATAACCCGTTTGATCTGATTGACCGTGCAAAGCACCTTTTCGCAACCTATAACACTGAGCATGGCTATTACGATAGCCGTGATTCTTTCAATCATGACGATGACCCTGAATGGAGATCAGCGCTTTTTCTGTTTCTGAATCGCCATGGATTTAATGGTCTTTGCCGCTATAACCGTCGCGGTCTTTTCAACGTACCGTATGGAAAATACAAGAACCCGTATTTTCCTGAAAATGAAATCAAAGCGTTTGCTGAAAAAGCCAAGCGGGCAACATTCATTACCGCTGGTTTTATGGAAACGCTCTCTCAGGTGCGGGAAGGGGATGTTGTTTATTGCGATCCGCCGTACCTGACTGAATCGGCAAATTTCACTGCCTACCACGGTGGAGGTTTTACACACCTTGATCACGGAAAATTGGCGCGGAAACTCAGGAAGCTATCAGGTCAGGGGGTAAGTGTTGTCGCGTCAAACAGCGATATTAATACGGTACATCTGCTTTACGCCGGATTTGATTTTATTCAGTTGAACGCTCCGCGCAGTGTTGGTGCCGCAGCTGCAAGCCAGAAAACTGCCGCAGAGCTGATAATAAAGTCTGCCTCACAATCCCCGATCGTCTTTTCGGGTATTGACCTCGCAGCCGCCGCTGCTGATTTTTCATTTTTCCATATGGCGCAACCGTGAGCAGCCAGGCCTATGCATGGAACGCGCCCCGCGAAGCTATCGCAAGCCCGTACCTGACACATGAACAACAGCGCCGCCGTGATCAACAGATTGCGGCGTTGCTGCGTGCGCGAAATGAGCTGGAAAAGCAGCCCGATTGTGTGCGTTACGACGTGCGCCGCCGGGCTGATGAGCTGGAGCGGCATAACGATGTTCAGCGAGCCAATGCCTTCCTCGTGAATTTCACCCGGAGGGCATTGCCGCGCCTTGAGCTGGTTAAAAAGAGTTATGCCATCACGGGGATCGGCGCTGATACTTCCGCCGCTACGTTTGGCGGGCGTTTTGACGCTGCCGATATCCGTTTCATGGCGTCCCGCCTGGTTAACATGACGGCCCGTTTTAATCGTCTGCCGGATATGTCCAAAGCCGATATTGATCTGCTGGCTGGCGATATTTCCAACTTCATCATCTCGGAACTGGGAACGATTGAAGCTGAGGAAGGGAGCGATCTTAAAACGCTGCATGCGTCTTACATGTGTGCCGCACGTATTACCCATCATTTCCGTAACGTTCCGCCGTTGTGGGAGCGCATCACCACGAAGTTTGTCAGCGCTGAGGATGTAGGCCCGGCGGTTCTGCGCATGACTACAGAAAAGTGGTGGACTGGTCGCCTTCGTCGCGTTGCGGCTGAGTGGCGCGAACATCTGCAAATTGCGCTCGGCAACGTCAGCAAAAAGAAAAAAGCCTACGCCAGCAAAAGCTGTGTTGCTGAATGGCGCGAGCAGAAACGGCGCACCCGTGAATTTCTCAAGGGGATGGAACTTGAGGACGAAGAAGGCAACCGCATCAGCCTGATCGACAAATATGATGGCAGCGTTGCTAATCCGGCAATCCGGCGTTGTGAACTGATGACCCGCATCCGGGGATTTGAAAACATCTGCAATGAACTGGGCTATGTCGGGGAGTTCTATACTCTGACCGCGCCTTCAAAATTCCACGCCACCACGCGCGGTGGCTACAGGAACACGAAGTGGGATGGCTCCAGCCCTGCCGATACGCAACGCTATTTAACCGGCCTTTGGGCGAAGATTCGCGCCAAGCTGCACCGCGACGAGATCCGCGTTTTCGGGATCCGTGTCGCCGAACCTCATCACGACGGCACCCCGCACTGGCACATGCTGATGTTTATGCTGCCGGAAGATGTTGAGCGCGTCCGCGCCATCATCGGCAAATATGCCCGCAAGGAAGATGGTCAGGAACTGAGAAGCGAGAAGGCGCGCAAAGCGCGTTTTCACGCTGAAGCTATCGATCCAGATAAGGGCAGCGCTACCGGTTACGTGGCTAAATACATTTCAAAGAACATCGACGGCTACGCCCTGGACGATGAAACCGACGACGAAAGCGGCGAAAGCCTTAAAGAGACAGCCCCCGCCGTTTCCGCGTGGGCGGCCCGCTGGCACATCCGGCAGTTTCAGTTTGTAGGCGGCGCGCCGGTGACGGTTTACCGTGAATTGCGCCGCATGGCGGACGCGGAAACAGCGCGCGGGCTGAGTATTGAATTCGCCCTGGTGCATGACGCCGCTGATGCAGGGGACTGGGCCGGGTACGTTAACGCTCAGGGCGGCCCGTTCGTTCGTCGTGACGATCTACAGGTACGCACATGGTACGAAGCCAGCGAGACGGTTAATGATTACGGCGAAGAGTGCGTGCGCGTGCGTGGCGTATATGACACCGAAGTTGGCGACGGCTCCCCGATTGTGACCCGCGTGGTGCAGTGGAAGATTGTACCGAAGCGCGCCGTTGACCTGGCCGTTGACGTTAAGGGCGCTCCTGCGCCCTCTCGGAGTTCTGTCAATAACTGTACGGGGGATCCGGTGCTGGATCCCGGCGTCGATCTCACCCGGCCATTAAACAGACGCGAGCGCAGACAGCTAACGGAGCGTTTGCGGAAGAAAAAACAGCCTGGTGGACGTAAGTTTGATCACATCACCGAGCAGAACGCTGCGGCAGTTGGCAAAACGATTGATGAAATGAAGCAGTTAACCGGTGAAATAATTAGCCGGGGAGAAGCTTTATCTTTGATGAATGGGGCAAGGTCGTTTATTGGCGGTTACTGGCGGCGTGGTTCGGCTAGTGGAGACATATACGCAGCTGAGCCTTCGGTATTAGACAAGAAAAACCATCTTTTAGGGCGACTTCGTAAGGCCTGGTCAGTGCAGAGTTAATAATCCTGACTACTTTGTAAAAAAAATGCTTATTAAGCGTTGCGAGCAGCTAACTATGTGATTTTCATAGGTTACTGCTTTAAAAGAAGAAAAATGATATTTCAATTTTTTATTATTACGTGCTACTGTAATTATATACAGCATTTTGATGGGAGGGATTCATGGTTATGCATGAGGTAAGCCGTACACAGCATAAGCTCAAAGTTGTGCAATTTATAGCCGAAGTTTCGTTAATTGCTAACTGTAAACCTGCTGATTTGCAGTTAGCTTTAAGTTTGATTGCAGATCTGGCTGATAGCGAAAACGAAAATGTAAAAGAAATATTTTATGAAGCGGATTGAGAATTAACGTAAACGCCGAAGGCGATAAAACGTAGTTTTAGCGCTTTCGGCGTTGAGCAACGAGCGACAGCGAGGCGCTAGAAAATGAGCAAAAGCGACCCAACTTTTGACGTCGTTTATCGCGGCGAAACACGAGAATATTTTGCACCTGGTCGGCGTGTGTTATTTCAACGGTTAAAAGAATACGGCGGCGGTTACTGGCTTGGCCGGGCTTATGATGATGCCTTTATTTTTGACATTGAAAGGCCCGTTTCTCTGGCTGAAGGCATGGAATACATACTGATTTCGGATAGCGTTGAAGCGACATACATGGATTTCGTGGACGAAACCGATCCTAATCTGTCCCTTTTTTAGTTTTTACCCGGCTGTGCATGACTATGCTGCATGAAAATGAAGGATCGAAAAGGATCGTATCCCCCCCTTGCCCACCTGTTCTGGCGGGCTTTTTTGTATCTCATGCACCTGCATGAAAACCATTACACAAAGCGGGCAGGCGTGGCGGGGCTACGAGCGCACGATTTAATGTTAGGTGGGGCTGGTGAAGGCTTGGAACGTATGAAAAAGGAATATAAGAAAATTGTGCTCTTCAGAAGCCCTAACCGATCACTGAATGTCTTCATGTGATTTAGGTCAGGTTAGAACATGTGCGTTCTTGTTCCCGCGGTGTGTTGGCAGTATGTTGAGTTAAGAATGTAAATTTTATTAAGGGCAGGCAATGGAACCGAAAATTTTTATATCTTATAGTTGGTCTTCATCGGTACATAGGGAAAGGGTAAGGCAGATTGCTGATAGGCTTATTGGCGATGGTATTGATGTAATTATAGATATCTATGATTTAAAAGAGGGGAATGATAAAAACGCATTTATGGAAAAACTCGTCGTAGACAATTCAATCACGAAAGTATTAGTGATGTGCGATAAAACTTATGCAGAAAAAGCTAACCAAAAGATTCGCGGTGTTGGCACCGAATCGCAAATTATTTCACAGCAAGTTTATACAAAGGTAGAACAAACTAAATTCATTCCAATTCTATGTGACAATGATGAAAATGGAGAGCCTTATTTGCCTGTTTTCATGAGTTCACTTATTGGGATAGACTTTTCAACTCCCGAGAAAGAAAATGAAAACTGGGATCAATTAGTAAGGCTACTACATGGGCAACCTTTACATAAAAAACCAAAATTAGGACCACGGCCTTCTTATCTAAATGAAACACAATATGAATCAACAAGTGAGCCTCAAACAAAATTCAATGCTCTTAGACAGGCATTGCTCCAAAATAAAAAAGGAGTCGCTCATTATCGTAGTGATTTTTTAGAATCCGCATTTTCCTATCTCGATAGTTTGAGAGTAAGGGCCGAGCCTGAATCTACATCTTATGAATTCTTAGCACTCAAAATTGTCCAAGACTCTTCTGCAATGAGGCCAATAAGAAACTTATACTGTGACTGGTTATTACTTGAGATTGAGTTTACAGATGCAAATGAATTGGCGGACGTTTTGACCTCATTCTATGAAACTCTGCTCATATTGCCCACCTTACCTGCTGAACTCAGATCATTTCAAATGAATTGGTTTGATGCCCAAAGTATATTTATATATGAGGTATTCCTATACTCAATAGCTTTAATGATTAAAAAAGGTGCATTTAAACTAATTAATGAAGTATTCACATCTCACTTCTTAGTGCAGGAAAATGAATTCTCGCGGCATAAAAACTTCGTTTCTTATGATCATTTCTTCACTAGTTCAAACACTATTCAACATGCATTGAGCCAGGAAAATAGGTACCATAATCCAGTAGCTGAGTTTATTAAACGCAACGCTGACAGAAATGATGTTACTTTTTCAGATATCATTGAAGCGGATTTATTGTGTTTCGCACATTCCTGCACAAATGAAAATATCAATTGGTATGCGGCATTTATTGGATATGCTGGCTACTATGCAACCTCAGAAATTTTCTTGCGTGCAACTCAGCATAAAGGCTTTATGAGATTAAAGGATGCATTAGGGGTGGAAAGCGCCCATGCATTCAGAGCTATAATGCAAAAATATCAAGATAGCGACAATAATATTGGTTATGCCAATGGACGCGGTGGGTTTAATTATGTGAAATTGATGAATTTAGATAACCTAGATACTTTAAAATAAAAACCGCCCCGTTGGGCGGTAATCTCGAGGTATATTTAGCTATTATCGACCAGGCCTAGGCTGTATGGTTCCCAGTTAATCACCCCCTCCCCCATCCAGTCGTTTAATTCCTCCATGCGCTTTTGCAGAGGCAGAAGCTCGTTGCGGACAAACACGCGCGCCGCTTTTTCAACGTCACCAAACCCGCCGGTGTTAGTCGGGATGATACCCATCAGCTGCGGCGGCACTCGATGGGCGGCCAGCATGTCATCACGGCTCACATTTTTGATGTTCAGAAACTCATCCTTTGCCGCCACCTCAGACAGCGGGATGATCTGAATGCCGTCCTTCTTCCCGTTCGGACTGTACATAAATAGGTTACGGAAGTTGCCAGGCCCTTTTGATTTTTTCAGAGCTTCACGGATGTTATCTACGTCTTGCTGATTTGCCGCCGGGTCAGACATGTACATGATGAAACCCGCGTGTGAACCATTGAGGTAATACTTACGGCGGAACATGGTCGCGGATTCGTTCAGCAGTGTGGACGGTATGGCCGAGAGATAATCCGGCAAACCGTAAATCTCCTGGTTTAAGTCAGCTTCCATCAGATGAAAGACGCGGCCAGGCGTGAACTCATAGGGCTGCTTCTGATAACCATATTGAACAAACCAGTATTGGTCTGGGGTAAGCCCACGCCGGGTGAATTTCGCAAGAGAAGCCTCAAGGTTAAGCGTATCGCCTAACCGGTTTACCCTCTTCTCAAGGTAGGCATTACCGAACACCAGAAAGTCCTGAACAAAACGTGAAAATGCCTGCTTTGACAGCCAGCGATGCGGCTTAAACGTGCTGACCAGAATGTTGCGCTTTACCTGTATCGCGCTGCTGTGATGAACCGCAGCGCGATAGGTGCGCGCCAGACCATCGAGGCTAATCGGTGGCTCATACCACTTATCAACCTGAACACACTCCAGATAGTCCAGCAGTTCGCGCCGGTCGAGCACAGGAACGGGTTCACCGAAAGAAAACGCTTCAGCGTGTGCGCCGTTGGCCTGTTCTGTCATGGTCTGTGTAGCAGACTGGCGAGCTTGCTGTGGGGCGCGATTTTTGCGTTTGCCCATTTAAAAAATCTCCACAATATTGCTGTTGTTGGTGGTGGTGCCTTCGAGCGGCTCGTTAAATAGAGCGTGCATGGTTGCCCATGCGAGATCTGCGTGACTGGCTTCCTCACTGCGGCTGGCTTCATAGGTCGGACGGTTTCCGCTGGCTGTGGTGCTCTTGCGAATTGCCATGAAAGACTGCGCAACATCGGTCATGCCAGCGTCAAATTCCAGACGGCGGCTGCTGATAATGTCGTAAGCCTTGAGTACCAGAGCATTTTTGACGTTGGGGTTATAGACAAACTCGCGGACGCCCGGATAAAAGGCCTTCACATTTTCATAGACACCATGCCCGACGCCGGTGGAGTCAATGCCGATGTATGTCACATTGTATTGCAGGGTCAGTTGTCGGATAGCTTCAGCCTGCGCGCGGAAATCCATCCCCCGCCACTGGTGGCGCTGCAAGATGCGGAATTTCCCGCCCGGCACGGCTGGCGGGGCGACAACCACACACCCGGCACTGTCGCCGTTCTGCGTACCTTTTGCCGGGTCGTAACCAATCCAGACCGGGCGCTGCGCGAATGGGCGCAACATCAGCGGTTCGAAATCGTCCCAGACTTCCCAGCTATCAACCATGCAGCGTTGCATCAGCTCCAGATTGAAGACAGACGCCAGGTCATCCATGAATACGCACATCAGAAGGTTCTGGTAATCCTCCGGGCTGTAGCGCTGACGCAGCTGCTCCAGGTCGAAAAGGTCACAGCCACCGCGCACTGCATCTTCCACGGTGATGATCTGGCGATACTGTCCGTCTGCGCAGAGCGCGCCTCGCGCCAGATGAGAGTGAGAAAGGTCAATCTCGACCTTGTCGTGCTTCGAACGTCCTTTATTAAACTGAGCACCTGACCAGAATGGATAAGCACTGTGGGTAAGGCTGGACGGTGTTGAAAAGTAGGTTTCCCGCCATTTTTTATGCAGCGCCATACCTGACGCCACTTTTTGCAGTTCCTGAAATTTCGGGATCCAGAAATACTCATCAAGGTACAGATTGCCGTGATAGCTCTGCGCGGTGCGCGCATTTGTTCCGAGGAAATAAAGCGTTGCCCCGTTAGGTAGCACCATCGGATCGCCTCTGAGTTCAACGTCAACCTCTTTTGCAAACTCAATAATGTACTGCTTGAAAACGTGAGCCTGGGCTTTACTGGCTGACAGGAAAATCTGATTGCGTCCGGTGGTCAGTGCATCAATAAGCGCTTCACGGGCAAAAAAGAAGGTTGCGCCGATCTGTCGCGACTTCAGCAGATTCCTGACGGCGTACTTATTCCCGGCTTCCCACCACTGACGCTGGTAGTCAAACATGGTGGAATGGAAAATTTCTTCAAGCTTCTCGATCTGATCGTCGCTGAAAACGTTTTTTTCCGGTGGCTTGCGTGGGCCTTTGTTGCGGTTGGCTACTTTTGGGTTGAGGTCGGATTCATTTCCGCCATCGTTGAATTTACCGATACGGGCATGGCGTTCGGCCTGTCGTGCCAGAAGGTCAATCTCTTTGAAATCTCTGCCTTCTTTCTCCGGTTTCATGATGAGCTGGCAATAGCGCGCGGCTGTGGTGAGCTGCATCTGATCGAGTGGGCCGATTTCGCTCCACTTATCGCGCTTTTTCCAGCTGTGAACGGTTGCGGGTTTCTCTCCCAGCATTTCAGCAATGCGGGCGATGCGTATACCGCTGAAATACAGAAACATAGCCTGCTTTCGCGGGTCGAGATCCGGGTTAATCGCTGTCGTCATGTTCATGGCGTCAGACTAAGGCCCCGTGCACGCCTTATCCGCTTTGCTCAATTGTTTCATTTTTCCCACAATTGCCGCCCGTTGTTCAAAGTCGCCTCCGTCCGCAACCATTAAGGCTCACAAAGTGTTCTGAACAACCGGAGCCGGGCAAATGGCAAAAAAATCAAAGCGTTTTCGTATCGGGGTGGAAGGGGCAACCACGGACGGGCGCACAATCGAGCGCGTATGGCTGACGCAAATGGCGGCGAATTACAACCCGCAGGTATATACCGCCGTGATCAACATGGAACACATCAAAGGCTACACCCCTGACAGTGCCTTTCGCCGTTTCGGGATAGTGGACAAAGTGGAGGCTGAGGAAATCGCCGACGGTCCACTCAAAGGGAAAATGGCGCTTTACGGCTGGATCACACCCACCGATGAGCTGGTTTCCATGACTGCGAAGCTGCAAAAAATCTTCACCTCTATGGAGGTAAACCCGAAGTTTTCAGACACCGGCGAAGCGTATCTGGTGGGTCTGGCTGTCACTGATGATCCCGCCAGTCTGGGGACGGAAATGTTGCAGTTTAGCGCAACCGCGCAGCACAACCCGCTGGCCCGCCGCAAGCTGGACGAAGGCAACCTTTTCACCGCCGCAGAAGAAACCCTCTTTGAATTTGAAGAAGCGCCCGAAGAAAAACCGACGCTTTTCACCCGCGTTAAAGAACTGCTTACCCGTAAATCTGCCGACGACAAAGCGAACTTTGCAGATGTGCATCAGGCCGTTGAGGAAGTCGCAGGCGCACATCAGATGCTGTCTGAAGGACTGGCGCAGGTTGGGGGAAATGTCAGTGAATTAAAAGCTGATTTCTCAAAACGTCTTGATGATATGCAGCAAAAGATGAACACAGCAGAAGCGGCACTTTCAACGCTGCAAGAGCAATTATCAACCGAAGACAGCCGCAGCGATCGCCGCCCTTTTTCATCTGGCGGTAATGGCAGCGCTGAACAACTCACCAACTGCTGACGGAGCAACAACTGAATGAAAAAGACCACCCGTTTTAAATTTAATACGTACCTGACGCAGCTGGCGACGCTTAATGGTATTGCCGTGTCTGACATTAGCGCGAAATACACGGCTGAGCCGTCCGTTGCACAGACGCTGGAAACCAAGATTCAGGAATCTTCCGCCTTCCTGACGCGTATCAATATCGTCCCGGTAGACGAGCAGTCTGGCGAACGTCTGGGGCTGGGGATTGGTTCAACAATCGCAGGCACCACCGATACCACCAAAAAAGAGCGCGAGCCGACCGATCCGACGTACATCGACGGCGAAGGTTATAAGTGCACGCAGACTAACTTTGATACTGCCCTGCAATATGAAAAGCTGGATTTGTGGGCCAAGTTTGAAGATTTTCAGATCCGCATCCGTGACGCAATTATCAAGCGCCAGGCTCTTGACCGCATCATGATCGGCTTTAACGGTGAGCGGCGCGAGAAGACGTCTGATCGTGTGACCTATCCGCTGCTTCAGGATGTAAACATCGGCTGGCTTGAAAAAATCCGCCGCGAAGCACCAGTGCGCGTGCTGGACAAAATCTTCGGCGAAGATGGCGCGGTGCTTTCAAGCACGGTGCGCATCGGTAAAGGCGGCGACTTTAAAAACCTTGATGCTCTGGTTATGGGCGCGGTCAGTGAAAAAATTGAACCGTGGTATCAGGACGATACTGAGCTGGTCGTGATCTGTGGCCGTTCGCTGATGGCCGACAAATATTTCCCGCTCGTTAACCGCGATCAAGCCAATAGCGAATCGCTGGCCGCCGATTTAATCATCAGTCAGAAGCGTATCGGCGGCCTTGCCGCTGTACAGGCTCCTTTCTTCCCGGCTAATGCCATTCTGATCACCCGCCTGGATAACCTGTCGATTTACTGGCAGGACGGTACTCGCCGCCGTTCAGTTATCGACAATCCGAAACGTGACCGCGTGGAAAACTTCGAATCCGTCAATGAGGCGTATGTCGTTGAGGATTACGACTGCGTTGCACTGATTGAAAACATTGAGATGTTGGAAGTCGAAGACGCACCAACGCAGCAGAATTCAGTTGCTGAAATGTCCGATGAGCAACTGGCGCGCATCGCAGCAGTAGCAGCTACCGTGGTGCAGAGCATGAATGCAGCAGCGCAAACGGCTGAAAATCCGGCTGGCGACGGAGCATAACCATGTCTAATCCATTCCGCGCGCACACGCGCTTCATTCAGGCACAGGAGGCCGCCCGGCCGGGCGGCAGTGCCGCCGGGATGAATGGTTATGAAAAAATGCTGTTGCAGCTGGGCGAGCATGTCCGCCGACTTAAACAGGTTCAAGGCAATGAACGGAAAATTGTGTTGAAGCGTGAATTTCTTCCAGTTTATGACGCCTGGATTGCCGGGTTGCTCGCTGCTGATGCTGCCCGCCAGGACGATGTGGCTATGTTCATTTTGATCTGGCGTATCGACGCCGGGAACTATACCGGCGCACTGGAAATTGCCCGCCATGCCTTGCGTCATGGCTGGGTGTTGCCCCAGCGATTTAACCGCACCGCCGCTACCGCGATAGCAGAAGAGTTCGCCGATGCTGCCATGAGAGCGTTTGCGGGCGGCGATACATTCAGCGCTGCCCTGCTCACTCAAGCTCTGGAGCTGGTTGAGCCACACGACATGCCTGATCAGTCGCGCGCCCGAATTTATAAGGCACTGGGCTATGCCCTGCGTGACAACGATCAGGCCGTCGCAGCCCTGAGCCATCTTAAGCGTGCGCTGCAACTCGATATCAACTGCGGTGTGAAAACCGACATTAAACAGCTGGAAGCCCGGCTGAAAAAGGCCGCCAACGGCGGCTAACCGAACGTGCCCACGCGCGGGGCGGCACGGGGTGGCGACAGGCTATAAGCCGCATCAAAACCCCGTCCACCGCCCACCATCAGGGAGCAGTGCATGAACATGAGATTTATTTCGCCGGAGCCGGTGAAGGAAAGTGCGCCGGACATGATCGGGAACACCTATTTTTGGCCCGATCTAAATCTGGCTGATTATCGGCGGGATATGCGCACAGACGGCACGGTAACACCTGAACGCCTCCGGCTGGCTGCGCGAACGGCTATTTCAGAAGTAAACGCAGAATTGTTCGATTTTCGCCGTAAGCAAATGGAGCGTGGCTTTGCAGTGCTGGCTGATGTTCCTGCGGAAGAAATCGACGGTGAAAGCGAAAGGGTGCAACTCTACCGTCGCGCAGTCTGGGGCTGGACGAAAGCGGTAACGGTTGAAAAATACCGGGACTTTGACAGCACGGCAGAGGGCAATAAAAAGGCGGAAGAAATGGAGGTAAGTCTGGGCGATCTATGGCGCGATGTTCGCTGGGCTATTGCCCGGTTGCAAGACCTTCCACATATGACCGTTGAGTTGATCTGATGAAAGTGCGGGCGCAGCAGTATGACACGGTCGATGCGCTTTGCTGGCGTCATTACGGGCGCACGCAGGGAATGACGGAGGCAGTACTGGCCGCAAATCCGGGGCTGGCTGATGTCGGCCCCATATTGCCGCATGGTCTGGAAGTTGAGCTGCCAGAAGTGGTCAGCAGCCCGACAGCCGAAACCGTACAGCTCTGGGAGTGATTATGAACATTGAACGGGTGGCGGCGGCCATCACCTACTGGATAGCTGTCTGTCTTGCCTGGCTGGGCGATTGGTCATTGCAGGATGTGGGGACGGTTTTTGGCATGGCGCTGGGTGCCGGTGCCTTACTCATTTCATGGTATTACCGGCGAAAGACCTACCAGTTGCTTGAGGCCGGGAAAATCAGCCGGGAGGTATATGAACACGTCAATCGTTAAACGCTGCCTGGTCGGTGTGGTGCTGGCGATTGCCGCCACCCTGCCGCAATTCGGGTTGATGAAAACTTCCCCGCAGGGTCTGCAACTCATTGCGGATTACGAAGGGTGCCGGTTGACGCCTTATCAGTGCTCCGCCGGTGTCTGGACAAGTGGTATTGGTCACACCGCTGACGTAGTGCCGGGCAAAACCATCAACGAACATCAGGCTGCCAGCAATCTAATTAGTGACGTGCTCAACGTGGAGCGGAAGCTGGCGATCTGCGCACCAGTAACGATGCCGCCACATATCTATGACGCGGCTGTGAGTCTGGCGTTTAACGTCGGCACTGGTGCGGTATGCCGTTCTACGATGGTTGCGTTTATAAAGCGTGGGCAATGGGAACAGGCTTGCGGTCAGCTTCAGCGCTGGGTTTACGTCAACGGCGTTAAAAACAGAGGCCTGGAGAACCGTCGCGCACGGGAGCTGGCATGGTGCTTAAAAGGGGTGGCAAAGTGATAAACAAAATGTTGAAAAGATTGCATCAGGTGGGCAAAGCATGTCGCGAAGCGTAGGGGTTATTGGCGCGCTGATTCTGGCCCTTGCGCTGTGGCTGGGCTGGCAGCTGCGGGATGCCCGCCGGGATGTTCAGGAACGGGACGATAAAATTGCCGGACTTAATTCTGATATTGGGCGACTAAAGAGCCAACTGCTCACAGTTGATCTGATGGCAAAAGCAAATGATGGGTTTCAGCTGGCTTACCAGAACCAGCTCGACGCAATCGCCACTGCCGCAGCGGGGCGGGAAAGACAATTTAAGAGGCTTGCCAATGAAAATCCCGAAGTTAAACGCTGGGCTGACGCTCCTTTGCCTGATGACGTTATCAGGTTGCAAAAACGCCCCGCAATTACCGGAGCCGCAGGTTATCGCGCTTACATGTCCGAAAGTGGCGCGTTGCCAGTTACCGGAAAGCAATCCGGTCAATAATGGTGAACTGAGAGCGGCTAAAGATGCGGCTGAGGGGGCCTGGGCGCAATGTGCAGCCAGGGTGGACATGATCGTTGATTGTCAGGAAAAACATGAACAAACCATCATCCCTCCGATCCGCACTAAATAGCGTCCCCTACCTGAAGGCAAGCCCTGACGCTTTGCACCTGTTTGTTGATGAGGGGAATGTTGTCAGCACAGGCGCGCCGGGTCTTGCCTGGGAATATCGCTACACCCTAAACATGGTCGTAACCGATTACAACGGCGACCAGAACCTGTTGATCGCCGTTGTCCTGGACTGGCTTAAAACAAACCAGCCGGATGCTCTGAACAACCCGGAACTGCGTGAAAAGCTATTTCGTTTTGAAGTGGATCTGCTGAGCAACGATCTGGCCGATATCAGTATTTACCTTGCACTGACAGAGCGCGTGCTTGTTACCCAATCCGGTGATGCCGCAGTAGTCGAAGCGATTCAGGAGCCAGACCAGCCACAAGAATACTGGACGACGCATGGCAGAAATTAAGCTGGTAGAAAATTGGCTCGAAGCGCTGTTGGCGCAACTCGAACCAGCGCAGCGCAAAAAAATGATGCACAGAGTTGCCGCCGGACTGCGCCAGCAACAGCAGAACAATATCCGGCAACAGCAAAATCCTGATGGCAGTACATTTGAGCCGCGCAAAATTAACGGGCGGGCGAAGCAAGGACGTGTAAAGCGTCAGATGTTCAGTAAATTGCGCACGGCCCGCTACCTCAAAAGCAGTGCCACCGGAAACGAAGCAGAAGTTTCGTTTTCGGGTCAGGTGCAGCGCATCGCCCGCGTCCACCATTACGGGCTACGTGACCGGGTACGAAAAGGCGGGCCGGTAGTGAGATATGCACGCCGCGAATTGCTGGGAATTTCCGAAATCTCCGAAGACCTGATCCAGTCCCTGCTTATTGAGCACCTATCCCGCTGATTGTCCCGTCAACCAGACAATGCCCGGCGCTAAGAGCCGTCGGGCAACAATGGAAAACTGACACCATGAAAAATCCCGAAAATAGCCTGGCTGAACTTTATCGGCTGATGCTCAACCTGATACGCACAGGAACCGTGATCGAGGTAAACCCCGATGAGTGGCAATGCCGCGTGCAAACAGGTGAACTTCAGACCACATGGCTTAACTGGCTGACTACGCGGGCGGGCAGCTCCCGCACATGGTGGCAACCGTCTGTTGGGGAGCAGGTGCTGTTGCTTTCCATCGGCGGCGATCTCACCACTGCATTTGTTTTGCCGGGTATCTATTCAGATGAATGTCCGCCGCCGTCAGCATCGCAGGGGGCTGCGGTGTGTGCGTTCCCGGATGGGGGCTGGATTGAATATGAACCGGAAACGGGGCGATATCTGGTGAAGGCCGGGGCAAGCATCGTATTTGAAGCGCCCGATGGTATTACGGCTAAAACAGGAGAGTTTGTGATCGAGGCCGTCCGCACGCGAATTAATAGTGATGTGGTGATAAACGGCGACGTGACGCAATCCGGCGGGAAGATGACTTCAAATGGCGTTGTGGCAGATGGACACGCCCACACCGGAGTGATTAAAGGCGGCGATAAAACAGGAGGCCCGATCTGATGCGTTATCTTGGCATGAATCAGAAAAACGGCGCACGTATTACTGATACTGAGCATCTGCGCCAGTCGGTGCGCGATATTCTTGTAACGCCAGTTGGTTCGCGTCTGGTTCGTCGTGAATACGGCTCATTGCTTGCGTCACTGATAGACCAGCCACAAACACCCGCGCTCAAACTTCAGGTAATGGCGGCAACGTACAGCGCGCTTTGCCGCTGGGAGCCACGCCTTACCCTGAATAGTGTGAGCATACAGAGCGGATCGGATGGGGCTATGACCGTTGATCTGTCGGGAAACCGTAACGACGGCGGCCCGGTTAATATTAGTGTTGATCTGGGAGTTAGTGCATGAGCAGCCTGGTGGACCTGTCGCAGTTGCCCGCACCGGAAGTGGTCGAGGTGCCGGATTTCGAAACCCTGCTTGCGGTGCGCAAAGAAAATTTTGTCGCCCTTTTTCCGGCTGATGAGCAGGATTCAGTGCGGCGCACCCTTCAGCTGGAATCCGATCCGGTGGTGAAGCTGCTGCAAGAGAATAGTTACCGCGAAATCCTGTTGCGCCAGCGTATCAATGAGGCAGCGCAGGCAGTGATGGTGGCTTATGCCCTTGGCGGCGATCTTGATCAGTTGGCAGCAAACTACAACGTGCAACGCCTGATAGTTACGCCTGCGAATAACAACGCTGTTCCACCTGTAGCGGCGGTAATGGAAAGTGATAATGATTTACGGCTGCGTGTGCCGGAGGCTTTCGAAGGGTTATCTGTTGCCGGGCCTACGGCGGCTTATGAGTTCCACGCGCGAAGTGCTGACGGACGCGTTGCGGACGCCAGCGCAACCAGCCCCTCCCCTGCTGAGGTGATTATTACTGTTCTGAGCCGGGAGGGGGACGGCACAGCAGGAGGTGATCTGTTAGCAATAATCGAAAAGGCACTGAACAGCGAAACTGTTCGCCCGGTAGCTGACCGCCTGACCGTGCGCAGCGCGCAGATCGTCCCATATGAAGTGAACGCAACAATTTTTCTTTATCCGGGGCCAGAGGCAGAACCAGTTTTAGCGGCTGCAAAAGCCAGCTTGCAAACATACATCGCCAGCCAGACCAGGCTCGGTCGTGATATCAGGCGCAGTGCCATTTTTGCCGCTCTGCATGTTGAAGGGGTGCAGCGTGTTGAGCTTTCTTCACCACTCGCTGACGTGGTGCTGAATAAAACGCAGGCCGCATCCTGTACTGGCTGGAACGTTAATAATGGTGGCACTGATGAATAGTCTGTTGCCGCCTGGTTCATCGGCACTTGAGCGACGGCTGGCGCAAAGTTGCAGCGACGTTTCTGATCTTCAGGTGCCGTTGCGTGATATGTGGAATCCGGCAACCTGCCCGGTCAGCTTTTTACCTTATCTGGCGTGGGCGTTTTCAGTCGATCGGTGGGACGAAAGTTGGCCGGAGAGCGTAAAACGCCGGGTAGTGCAGGATGCATTTTATATCCATCAGCATAAAGGCACGACCAGCGCAGTGCGACGCGTAGTGGAGCCATTCGGATTTCTAATTCGGATTATAGAGTGGTGGCAGACCGGGGAAGCGCCAGGAACTTTTCGGCTGGATATTGGCGTGCAGGAACAGGGTATTACAGAAGAAACCTATCTTGAACTTGAACGCCTCATTAGCGATGCCAAACCGTGCAGCCGACACCTGATCGGCATGTCCATCAATCTTCAAACCAGCGGCCAAAATTGGGTGGGCGCTGCCACCTATACCGGTGAAGAAATCACGATTTATCCGTATATCAACGAAACCATTATTTCAGGTGGCGTGGCGTATGAAGGCGCTGCGGTACATGTTATTGACACAATGAGAGTAAATCCATGAGCGCAAAATATTACACCCTGCTGACGGAGATTGGCGCGGCGAAACTGGCAAGCGCCGCCGCGCTCGGTATTCCGCTGAAAATTACGCAAATGGCTGTCGGTGATGGCGGCGGCGTGCTCCCCACGCCCAGCGCCCAGCAGACAAAACTGGTTGCGGAGAAACGCCGCGCTGACCTGAATCAGCTGCATATCGATCCACAGAACAGCAGCCAGGTTATCGCTGAGCAGGTGATCCCAGAGACTGAGGGTGGTTGGTGGATCCGTGAAGTAGGCCTGTTCGACGAGACTGGCGCGCTGATTGCGGTCGGTAATTGCCCGGAAAGCTACAAGCCGCAGCTGGCGGAGGGAAGCGGACGCACGCAGACCGTGCGCATGGTACTGATTACCAGTACCACCGATAACATCACCCTGAAAATTGACCCGTCCGTAGTACTGGCAACGCGTAAATACGTTGACGATAAGGTTCTGGAGCTAAAGGTTTATGTCGATGACCAGATGGCGGCTCACCTTGCTGCTGATGACCCGCATACGCAGTATGCGCCAAAAGCAAGCCCGACATTCAGCGGAACGCCAAAAGCGCCCACGCCAGCGGCGGGGAATAACACCACGCAGTTAGCCACCACCGCCTTTGTCCAGGCTGCGCTTGTTGCCCTGATTAATAGCGCGCCTGCCACACTCGATACGCTCAAAGAAATCGCAGCGGCAATTAATAACGACCCGAATTTCAGCACCACGATTAACACTGCTCTGGGACTGAAAGCGCCATTGGCAAGCCCGGCACTGACAGGAACGCCGACCGCACCCACGGCGGCGCAGTCGGCCAACAGTACGCAGATTGCCACCACGGCTTTTGTTAAGTCAGCAATTACGGCGCTGGTTGCCTCATCCCCGGCAGCTCTGGACACACTGAATGAGCTGGCGGTAGCGCTGGGCAACGACCCGAACTTTGCCACCACCATGACAAATGCCCTGGCGGGTAAGCAGCCGTTAGATGCAACATTGACTGAATTGGCAACGCTGGCAGGAGGAGCTAATAAACTACCTTATTTTATTGATGTCGATAAAATCGCGCAGACCGATCTTACTGCAATAGGGCGGAGTATTATCGGACAAACATCGACAGCTAACCTGCTTGAATATCTCAGTTTAAAATCTGCCTCATTACGTGAAGTTGGTACTGGTATAAATCAAATACCTGATATGTCCGCATATACAAGTGGCAGCGGCTGGGTACGCTTTCCAGATGGAACAATAATCCAAAAAGGGACAATAAACATGGCGGCTGGTCAAATTGGAACAACCCTCCTTCCTATTCCTTTTACTAATGCCGGATATTTAGTCCTTGCGTCTATCTGGGCTTCGGATCCTGCTCCAAGCAAACCGGTAGGAGCGCAGTCAATTAACCTGTCAACAATACAAATTGCCAACTGGAGTACGCCTGCGGCAACAATTGCTTGGTTAGCAATAGGAAAATAAATATGAGCAAATACATATATTCGGCAGAAACAAATGAGTTTTTCCCTCGGTCACTCGAAGATAACTATCGAGCATCCGGACAATGGCCAGTAGTAGGGGTGGAATTCGATGAAAGCGATTTTACTTACTGGAAAAGTGAGAATGCGCCAGCGGGTAAGATACGAGTCCCTGGAGCTGATGGAATGCCTACTTGGGGAAACATTCCAGAACCAACGCATCAGCAGTTAACAGAAGAAGCTGAAAGGCATCGGCAACAGTACTTATCAGAAGCAGATGGTATAACTGCTGACTGGATCGTTGAGTTAATGCTTGGTGATATTACCGACGAAGACAAAAATAAACTCCAGCTATGGATGGAATATAAGCGGAAGGTAAAAGAGGTAGATATTTCATCAGTGCCGAACGTTAAGTGGCCGGAACCGCCAAAAAAGTAAAATCCCCCCCGCTAATGCGGGGTTTTTTTACCGCCTATTGTGCAAATCATCACACAAGCTCAGAGACGTGCGCTGCACGCGTATCAACCAGAACATAGGCACTACCCCTTAAAGCGGAGAATGCCCTATGGCTCAGGATTACCATCACGGTGTGCGCGTTGTCGAGATCAACGAAGGCACCCGATCTATTACCACGGTCAGCACCGCTGTCGTGGGAATGGTCTGCACCGGCGACGATGCCGATGCGTCTGTTTTCCCACTCAACAAGCCTGTGCTTTTAACGGATGTACTCACCGCCAGCGGAAAAGCGGGTGAATCCGGCACGCTGGCGCGTTCGCTGGATGCCATTGCAGACCAGGCAAAACCTGTAACCGTCGTTGTACGCGTGGCACAAGGTGAAACCGAAGCAGAAACAACTTCCAACATCATCGGCGGCGTGACTGCTGATGGTAAACGTACAGGTATTAAAGCATTGCTGGCAGCGCAAAGTCAGCTCGGTGTTAAACCCCGCATTCTCGGCGTACCGGGGCATGACACGCAGGCGGTGGCTTCAGAATTGCTGAGCGTCGCACAAAGCCTACGTGGTTTTGCTTACCTGTCTGCTTACGGCTGTAAAACGGTGGAGGAAGCCATTGCTTACCGCGCCAGTTTCAGCCAGCGCGAAGGAATGCTGATCTGGCCTGACTTTATCAATTGGGATACAACCCTGAACGCGGAAGCCACCGCATTTGCCACCGCCCGCGCCCTCGGTCTGCGCGCGAAGATTGACAATGATACGGGCTGGCATAAGTCACTTTCAAACGTGGGGGTGAATGGCGTAACTGGCACTTCCGCAGATGTATTCTGGGATCTGCAAGACCCGGCAACTGATGCGGGCCTTCTGAACCAGAACGATATCACCACGCTGGTTCGCAATGATGGTTTCCGCTTCTGGGGTTCCCGCTGTTTAAGTGACGATCCGCTGTTTGCTTTTGAAAACTACACCCGTACGGCTCAGGTGTTGATGGATACGATGGCAGAAGGCCAGAAGTGGGCTGTTGATGCTCCGCTGACGCCATCACTTGCCCGCGACATTATTGAAAGTATCCGCGCGAAATTGCGTAGCCTGGTAAATCAGGGCTATCTGCTTGGGGCTGACTGCTGGCTTGACGACACCGTTAATGACAAAGACACCCTGAAGGCCGGCAAGCTCACCCTCGATTACGATTACACGCCGGTTCCACCACTGGAAAATCTGATGCTGCGCCAGCGCATCACTGACCAGTATCTGATCGACTTTTCAAGCCGGGTGAAGGGCTAAGGAGACACGATGGCACTGCCAAAGAAACTGAAGTACCTGAATTTATTTAATGACGGTAATAGCTATATGGGGCTGGTTGAGTCCCTCACGTTACCGAAATTTACGCAGAAATTCGAAAAATACCGTGGCGGCGGCATGCCGGGCGCGGTGGATATCAGTATGGGCCTGGATGATGGCGCGCTTGATACTGAGTTTACCGTTGGCGGCATGGAAGCCCTGCTGTTTAAGCAGCTGGGCGTGACCACCGTGGATGGCGTGCAGCTGCGTTTCGCAGAATCAATCCAGCGTGATGACACCGGTGAAGTGCAGGCCGTCGAACTGGTTGTGCGTGGTCGCCACAAAGAGCTGGATTCCGGCGAACACAAACAGGGTGACAGCAGCACAACCAAAGTCAGTAGCACCAACAGCTACGCCAAACTGACCATTAACGGTGAAGTCATTTATGAGGTTGATCTGGTCAATATGGTCTGGGTGGTGAATGGCGTGGACATGATGGAAGCCCACCGCGCGGCAATCGGCCTGTAATTTTCGGCGCGGTCAGCCGCGCCAGTTTCCCTTCTTTCTAATGCGGAATAATCATGAAAAACGAACAACAAGAACTACCGGCAGTTAACACCGAAGTCACCGTTACACTGGATGCGCCGGTGGTGCGGGGTACCATGTCAATCACCGAAATCGTCGTGCGCAAACCGAACAGCGGCGCTCTGCGTGGTGCTCGCCTTCAGGCGCTGATGGACATGGATGTTGACTCAATGATGTTAGTACTGCCCCGCGTCACAACCCCGGCCCTGACTCGCGCAGAAGTTGCCATGCTGGAACCTGGGGATCTGCTTCAGTTATCGCTGGAGCTGGTAAGTTTTTTGTTGCCGAAGTCGGCAACGTCAGCTTTCCAGACAGCCTGACTGTAGAAGACCTGGTGGCAGACATTGCCACCGTTTTTCACTGGCCGCCGTCCGCCACAGAGGATATGCCGCTAACAGAGGTTCTGGAGTGGCGGCACAAAGCCATTTTAAGAAGCGGAGCCTCTGATGAGTGATCGTAACCTGCGCTTGCAGGTTGTTTTAAATGCGGTTGATAAGATAACCCGTCCATTCAAACAGGCGCGCGCCAGCACTCAGGAGCTGGCCGCCGCCGTCAAAAAATCACGTGACGCTCTAAAACAGATTGATCAAACCAGCGCTAAGCTGGACGGGTTCCGTAAACTTCAGGCCGAAAACCAGAAGCTGGGAGACCGTCTGAACTATGCCCGGCAGCGCGCCAGCCTCCTGAGCAATGAGCTGGGTCAGATGGGGCCACCAACGCAGCGCCAGATTGTTGCGCTTGATCGGCAGCGGCTGGCAGTGCAGCGACTGGAAGAACGTCAGGGAAAACTACAGCGCCAGACCTCTCAAGTGCGTGCTGAGCTTTACCGCGCCGGAATTTCAGCAAATGACGGGGCCAGCGGCACTGCCAGAATGACCCGTGAAACTGAGCGCTTAAATCGTCAGCTTACAGAGCAGGAAGCAAAACTAAAACGCGTTGGTGAGCAGCAGCGCAGGATGAACGCCGCCCGTGATCAATACAGTAAGACACTCGAAATCAGGGACAGGGTAGCGGGTGCTGGCGCGGCGATGACCGCAGCCGGGGTGGGGCTTGGCGCGCCAGTCATGGCGGCGGTGAAAGACTACGCAAGCCTTGAGGACGCCATGAAAGGCGTGGCAAAGCAGGTAAACGGGTTGCGTGACGATAACGGCAACCGCACCGCGCATTTTTATGAACTTCAGGCAGCCATCAAGAATGCGAGCGAGCAGTTGCCGCTGCAAGGCGGGGCCGCGGATTATGCAGCCTTGGTTGAAGGTGGCGCTCGCATGGGGATCGGGGCAGATGCAAAGTCATGGCCGGAACTGAAAAAGCAGTTGCTTGATTTTGCTTCAGTGTCGGCAAAGGCTGCCACGGCGTTTGAGCTGCCAGCCGATCAACTGGCGGAAGACCTGGGCAAAATTGCCGGGCTGTACAAGGTTCCGGCTAATGAAATTGAGCGTCTGGGCGATGCCATTAACTATCTGGACGATAACGCAAAATCAAAAGGGGCGGACATCATCAACGTGTTACAGCGTATGGGTGGTGTAGCGGATAAGCTGGATTTCCGCAAAGCCGCAGCGCTGGGATCCACGTTCCTGACGCTTGGCGCAGCGCCGGAAGTTGCCGCCAGCGCATCGAACGCCATGGTGCGCGAGTTGTCGATTGCCAGCATGCAGAGCAATCGTTTTATGGACGGCATGGATGCTCTGAAATTAAAGCCCGCGCAACTCGAAAAGGACATGGCAAAAGATTCAATGGGGACCATCACCCGTGTGCTGGAAATGGTAAACCGCCTTCCTAAATACAAGCAGATGAACGTGCTAACGCAGCTGTTTGGCAAAGAGTTTGGTGATGATGCAGGTAAGCTCGCAAACAACATGGGCGAGCTATACCGACAATTAGGCCTTGTGCAGGGCGCGGCATCTTCGGGTTCTATGCAGAAAGAGTCCGATATCAACAAAGATTCGCTTTCTGCGCAGTGGATGCTGACGAAAGCTGGCGCGCAAAACGTTATGAGTAGCCTCGGGGAAACGCTGCGCGATCCCTTGCTCGAAGTTATGGGCTATATCCGTCAGGTAACGGGCGCGATTCGCCGCTGGGTTGAGCAAAACCCTGAGCTTGCAGGAACATTAATCAAAGCCGCAGCGGTGACCGCTTCATTGGCGGTGGTACTGGGTACGCTGATGGTTGCTATTGCTGCGGTTATTGGCCCAATGGCAGTTGTGCGTCTGAGCATGAGCACGTTGGGGATCCGTGTGTTGCCAAAGCTAATCAGTAACACGCGCGGGCTGGGTAACGGGTTGATGTGGCTGGCTAAGTCGCCTCTCCGGTTACTTTCAGGAGGATTTACTGGGACGGCCAGCGCGTCGCGTTTGTTGTCCGCGCCTGTGGCATCGCTTGGCACGTCGCTTTCATTAGTGGGCGGGATGGCGGCGCGCATGGCTTCTGGCCCGATGGCGATGCTGCGCGGTGGGATGTGGGCTATGTTAAATCCTCTTGCCGCCGGGCGTGCCGCGTTGTCAGGACTGGGGCGCGCGCTCATGTGGCTGATCACTTCCCCGTTTGCGTTACTGCGCACCGGGTTAACGATCATTTCCGGGGCGCTTACCGTGCTTTTGAGTCCGGTGGGTCTTGTTGTCGCTGCGCTGGCCGGGGTTGCTCTGGTTATCTGGAAGTACTGGGAACCAATAAAAGCGTTTCTGGGGGGTGTGGTTGAGGGATTTAAGGCCGCATCAGCACCGATAATGTCCGCCTTTGAACCAATTAAGCCAGTGTTTCAGTGGTTCGGTGACAAAGTGCAGGCGCTGTGGGGAGGGTTCACTGACCTGCTTTCACCGGTGAAATCCACTTCTGCGGAGTTAAAAAGCGCAGCAGATATGGGCAAGCAGTTCGGCCAGGCGCTTGCTGACGGTTTAAACATTGTCATGCATCCCCTGGACTCACTGAAATCAGGCGTGAAGTGGCTTCTGGAAAACCTTGGCATTGTCAGTCAGGAGGCGGCAAAAGCGAAGCTGCCTGAGAGCGTAAAAAGGCCGCAACCGGCAACGATCAGTAAGGATGGTAAAGTCATGCTTCCATCAGGTGGCTCCCCTTACGCTGGATATGGATATGGTTTTGCTGGCATGTATGACAATGGCGGCGCTATTCCGCGCGGTCAGTTTGGTATCGTCGGCGAGAACGGCCCCGAGATTGTGAACGGCCCGGCCAATATTATGAGCCGCCGCCGCACAGCTGCGCTGGCCGCCGCCACGGTTTTTGCCGCTGCGAGCACCTCATCACCACTTGCCGCTAAGCCCTTGCACCCCTTTAGCCTTCCCGCCGTTGAGTATCAGGAAGCGCAACCGCGCCAGCGAACCACGCGTGATTCTTCACCTGTTCACAACGAATTTAATTTCCATATCGTGCAACAGCCAAACCAAAGCCAACAAAGTCTTGTTGATGAAGTCATGCGCAGGATTAAGGCTGAGCAAAGGCAGGCGGAAGCCCGCACGCGCAGCAACTTTACAGACCGGGGAGACTTCGAAGCATGATGATGACACTTGGCCTTTTTGTCTTCACGTTAAAAACAGTGCCTTATCAGGAGCTGCAATTGCAGAAACAATGGCGGCACGCCAGTAACGGGCGCATTGGCAAGCGCCCCATACTTCAGTTTCTTGGGCCGGATACTGACACGATCACCCTGTCGGGAATGCTGATGCCTGAAATAACGGGCGGTACGATATCCCTGCTCATACTCGAACAAATGGCTGAAACAGGCAAAGGCTGGCCGCTTATAGGTGGTGATGGGACTATTTACGGGGCATTCGTTATTGAAAGCATCTTCACAACGAAAAGCGAATTTTTACAGGACGGCGCGGCCAGAAAGATTGATTTCACTATCACCCTGAAAAGGGTTGATGAATCGCTTGCGTCCATGATGGGTGATTTATCTGATCAGCTCACGCAGTTGAAGGATTCCGCCATCAATCTGACCGGAGGATTGCTGTCATGACCGGGTTGAACTGGATTGAGGGATCGGCCCTGATTCCCGCCTATCGTGTGAAGCTGGAAGATAAGGACATCACCACGCTGCTGGATGAAAGGCTGATCTCGCTTACGCATACAGATAACAGGGGATTTGAAGCCGATCAGCTGGATATCGAGCTGGACGATGCTGATGGCATGATGAAGCTTCCCCGTCGTGGTGCCGTCCTTTCACTGGCTATAGGGTGGCAGGGTGAGCCACTGTACGTTAAGGGGAATTTTACGGTAGATGAAATTGAGCATTACGGCGCGCCTGATCGACTTACAATCCGCGCACGCAGCGCGGATTTCCGAACCACGCTTAATTTAAAACGTGAAAAGTCCTGGCATAAAACAACGGTAGGCGACGTTGTAAGAGAAATAGCCATACGGCACAAGCTGGATCAGGCCATAGGTGATGATATGGCAAAGCAGCCGGTTGAGCACATCGATCAGACTAACGAGTCAGATGGCAGCTTTCTCATGCGGCTGGCTAAACAATATGGTGCGATAGCCTCAGTGAAAAACGGAAATCTACTGTTCATCCGGCAGGGTCAGGGAGTGACTGCCAGCGGTAAGGTTCTGCCAGTTGCAACGATCACCCGTGACGTGGGTGACGGACATCGTTTTAGCCTGGCTGATCGTGGGGCTTACACGGGGGTGGTTGCGAGCTGGTTACACACCAAAGAACCGAAGAAAAAAGAGCAGGTAAAAGTGAAGCGCCGCCGCCGTCGCAAATCTACAGCCACAAAACCAACAAAAGTCCCGGAAGCAAAGCAAGGAGACTACCTGATCGGCACTGATGAAAATATTCTGGTGCTGAGCCGGACATACGCCAACCGTTCCAATGCAGAGCGGGCGGCAAAAATGACATGGGAGCGACTGCAACGTGGAGCAGCGTCATTTTCAATCAATCTGGCAAAAGGGCGCGGTGATCTTTTCCCGGAACTGCCAGTAAAAGTAAGCGGGTTCAAACAGCCTATTGACGACGCTGAATGGACGATTACCACTGTGACTAACACCATAAATGACAGCGGTTTTACAACTTCATTGGAACTTGAGGTGAAAATCGCAGATTTAGACATGGAATAGCGAAGCGGTAGTTTAAAAATGAATCATTCCGGGTTAACATATCTTGCAAATTTAAGATGAGGCTGATGGAAAAATGATTAATTGCCCGGAGTGTGGCGGTGCCGCGCATACACGCAGCAGCTTTCAGGTCTCAACAACAACCACCGAAAGATATCTTCAGTGTCAGAACGTTGAGTGCAGCCATACGTTTGTTACTCATGAAACGTATGTGCGGTCCATTATTCGTCCAGAGAAAGTGAGCACAGCGCCGCCCCACCCCGCGAAGGGTGGTCAAAGCCACATGAACTTTTAA